ATGTCCTGCGGCCTCACATCGGCCCTGAGCACACCGTTTACATCGAAAATCCGAAGCCACATCCCCTTGAATAGTCGAGGGATTGGGCTCCTCTTTGTGAAAGACCTGAAACCAGGTATTCCACTCGAGGTTAGGGATTCAGTGGCAAGACACTTATCAAGGTGCTTAGCCATTGCTGGGAGGTCCACCATAAGAAATGGAAGGCCTCTCTGTTCGATGAGCGAGAGCAAGCGAGACGAATCCCGCAAGCAATCACTTCGGAGAGTGGGATCAACCTCGGCGATGTTTGACAACATCGCCTTGTATAGTCCCTGTAGGAAGCTTACGTAGCTTTTCATCATTTGCCTCCTCAGTAGGGGGTGAAAATGAATCTACGGCTACGGTGCAACCCTCCTTCTCGGCACGGGGCCTTAGGGCGTCATTGACGCCTTACGACTCCCAGCCAAGCAACTTGGCGGCGATACCACCAGCTTTTACCATGTAAAAGCTCATGGCTTCGCTCAAGTCGATGATCTCAGACTGAACGCCGTTCGGATCATTCCTGATCGTGAACGAAACTTCAGAAAGAGAACCAAGGGGCAGTGCTTCGGTAGGCTTCGTAAAGCGAGTCATCGTCACGGTGTGACGATCAAACGCCTGCGTGCCAGCCTTGACATTGTCCTTACTGTGCCGCACTTTCGTGCGGTAAGTAACAGTCGTGTCGTCGAGATAGTACTCGGCGCCATAACCGTCTTGGTTAATCATTGGGAGTACCTTCGCGGTTCCACCGGAACCATCGAGGGTAATCGTGAAGGTTGTACCAAGCATAGCTTCTTACTCCTAGCTGTTGAAGGAACCCGAGCGCTTTTTGCGCTGAAGGTTCAACGCAGCAAGGATCGAGAACTGTCTACGGGTCACAAGACCCATAGACACCGAAAGTGTACCAGATGACTGCGCACGAGATTTCGTACGTAGTATCCGCATGCCGGACGCTCCCTGAAAGTCAGTATGACTATCAGTGCGTTCCCAGAGCTCGTAGGTATCCGTCTGGGTCATGATGTTACATGGACCAGTCGGTGCCGCGGGGACATCGTTACGGTGAGCAGCTAACCACTCTCCCGTATTGGTGAACCAGTCAGCCAACCACGAAAATGGAATTGCATTCCATGCTTGTGTTGCATCGACACCGTAGTGATCGATACCATGCACAAGTCTTCGTGCTTGCCGACCGAGAGCCTGGTGACCTATATCTTTAGGCACGGCAGTGGGGCGCCATCTAATGGTTCCCCATCGGTTAACCCTCGTCACAATGTGCTTTCGCACAGTGAAGAAGATGCCGAGTGACGACTCGACCGTCCGGTCTTGTGTCACAGCTTTGCTTTCAGTCAATAGGTGAAGCCTGCGTTTTAGACCTGAACTCGAATACAGCCGGTTCAGCTCGACGATCCTTCGATCGACTTGCGACTGGAACTGTAGGAGCTGCGATAAGTCGGAAATCAAGGGCTTCCACCCGAACTCGTAGCCCAAGTACTGGGAAGCGACGGCGCTCCTCGCGGCGTCGTTTCGGTGCTTGAGGTTCCGAAGCAAGGGTGTAAGACTCTTCATATTCCGAATCATCTGCGGAAGGTCTTTCAATTCATACAGGAAGTTGGGAATGCTTACCTCCTCGCGACTAGGATTAGTCCTAGCACGAAGGGTAGTGGCACTCTCACCGACTGTGGGAATTGTGATCGACTCATGAGACACATTGATGAACCCGGATGGTATCCAGTTATCGTAAGTTACGTAACTGCCACCAGCCTGGTCCCTATGTCCCGTAAGAGGCAGGAAACCTTCATTATTACGTTCTGTAATAGTGAGAGGGTGATCTTGCTTCGGAAGCCCAGTAACATCGATACATTGTCTCCATCTCTTCTCTTGCGAGGGAGTTGGATCCGTTGGACCGGTGTGGATGGGAGGATTAGGAGCGATTTTTCGCTCTTTATTTCCTGGACCGAACGAGAGTTCAATTCGTTCGCGTGTCCGATTTACCATGAGTCGCTCTAAATGGTACACAGTAGGGCCGAGGGATTCGACGAG